AAGCGAGCCAACAAGGTTTCTACAAGCCGATTCGAGACACGATCGGAGGCTTCGCTAAGATCTAGCGTCGCCAGGGAACCATCACGGGACCCTTGCAGTGCCAGTTGCTGGTTAGGCTCCTGGTCACTAAAACCGATCATTCCAGAAGTAATTGGCGGTTTCCCGCCGCTTGAATGGAGTTGATTAGATTCCAACTTCTGGACAAGGATACGCGCAATCCCCTGCTGCACATATTGCATTGCAGCAGGTTCAATTGCGATAATCCGAGGTGTCTTGAGCGTTTTAGGCACATGAACAACCCTGACGGGTCGCTCAGCACCGGGCGGCACGAGTTCAACACGCTCCAAGGACGAATGGTACCTGGCATTCGGAATGAGATAATCAGCAGCGCTGAACATCTCCTCCAGCCGGGCAGGCCATTCCCGAATAACGTACTTCTCGTTTCCGAGGATACGTTCGGCAGTGGTCCCTGGACCATGCCCTGGTACGACGCCATCTGAATAGATGACGTTCTCGACGTCTGAAAAGACGTCGGACCAGAGTAACCCAGCTACATCAGAGAACTCCTGAAAGGAGAGCCAAGACGGAACTAGATTTCTGAGCTCAATGTCTGTCTCGACGAAAGCCGCGAAAGCGGCCCCGACGCGAGCGTCGGTACACTCAGCTTCCACCTTGCCGAACATCAGTGTTAACTGACGGATGGCTCGGATGGACTCCAAGCTTGGATCGTCGAGTAGACGCCCACTTGCAGGATCGAACACAAGCTCCAGGAAACCCTTAAGAAAACAAGGGAGACCTGCGGTTCGCCGGAAACCGGCAAACGCGTTGGGAGCAATGCCACCATCGGCTAGGGACCGGTCAAAGTCCTTTGCGTAAGATGGCAGGGTGATCGTTAAGAACGAAAACCCCTCGTGTTCGACCCGATCCGTGATAGTTTTCCAGTCACGGATGGTGCAAACGCAGCATAAAGTGCCGAGTTCAATCAGCACTTCAGAGCAGAGCTGCATCAGGCTTTTCAAGGCGGCCGGGTTCATATCCGGTTCTCCTATCCCTAGCCTGACTTCACCAACTAATCGACTGCTGACTAGGCAGTCCGAGACCGCTGCCCCTCCAGGGTTACCCCTGGAGGGGACAACAGAAA